GCTAGTTCAGGCGCTGAAGTCTGTCAGCTTTGTAGATGGACTGAGCGTCAAACCAAACCCAGATCAGGTCAGGCTCCAGCGGAAATTACTCCGCTGGGCCGAACACTCTGACTTAGAATTTACTTGAATTTAAAAAAGGAAAATAAAATGGAAAGATCAATGGATGAAATTTTAGACGAGGTATTTGCCCTCGTATTTAAGGGAGACTGGTAATGGCAATTTTGGTAAATTTAAATAAAATTCGTCTACATGACGGATCATCAACACCTATTTTGGTAAATTTAGATAAGGTTTGCTTCATAACGACATATACAGTGCCAGACCAAGACCAAAATGCTGTAGAAGGAGCGAAACTTATATTCGATCACAACGAAGAATTAGTTGTAAATAATCCAAACGAAATAATTACTGTCGAAACTCAACGAGAAATTTATTTGAAGGCTTTATCATTCATTGAGCTTTGGGAGAAAACATCAGATGGCTATTAATTTAAAATCACTGTCGAAACCATCGGGCCAACGTCCCATTATAGCGACCATTTTTGGGGAGGGCGGTCTTGGAAAGACAACCCTAGCCGCCATGTTCCCGAAGCCCGTGTTCATTCGTACTGAGGATGGCACAGCTTCACTGACAGGTAATGACAATGTCAGCCTGTTTCCAGTAGCCACGTCCACTCAAGATGTGTTCGATGCAATCGAAGTATTAGCTACTGAAAAGCATGACTTTAAGACATTGGTGATCGACAGCATCACTCAGTTGGCCACCTTGATCGAATCGGAGATAGTAGCCGCTGACCCTAAAGCCAAAAGCATAAACCAAGCGGGTGGCGGCTACGGCGCGGGTTACGGAGCTGCCTCAGAGATTCATCGGCAAATACGCGATTGGTCGGGCAGTCTCGCAACTGAAACTGACATGAATGTGGTTTTTATTGGCCACGCCGATACTGAGACGTTGGATCTGCCAGACATGGACCCTTACGCAAGATACTGTGTTCGGATGCATAAGAAGTCGATCCCGCATTATACGGATAATGTTGACTTGGTTGGTTTGATCCGACTGAAGACATTTACGCGAGGCGATGGCGATAAGAAACGCGCCATTTCCACAGGTGAGCGTGAGATCCTGTGCTTTCCACAAGCATCATCAGTCACCAAAAATCGGTTCAACATTACTGAACCATTGTCGTTCACATTTGATGGCGGCAACCCTTTTCAAAAATTTGTAACAGAGTAGGAGAAACTCACATGGACCTAAGTACATTCGACGCACAAAGTGTGCCAGAAGATAAAGCCTTTAGCTTGTTGCCAGCAGACTGGTACAGGTGCGTTATTACTGGAAGCGAAGAGCGACCAACTAAAGCTAACCTAGCAAACCCAGATGATGATTCATCATATCTAAACTTAACATTTCAAGTTTTAGAGGGTGATTACACAGGCAGACTTGTCTGGGATCTTTTGAATTTAAAAAACAATAACCCGACAGCGGTGCAGATTGCTCAAGGAACACTGTCGTCGATCTGTAAGTCAGTTGGGATTAACAACCCGCAGAACAGCTCAGACCTGCACGATAAGCCATTGCTGGTTAAGATTGGAGTTGACCCAGAGCAAAATGGTTACCCGGCGAAAAACAGGCCAATGGGCTATAAGGCGGCTGGCGGTGCATCAGCAGCTCCTGCTGTTACGGGCACAGCATCCAATGGCGCTGCCTCACCGCCTTGGGCAAAGAAGTAGTTCTATTGAGGGATGGGGCGGCAAGTCTGCCCCATTTTATGAATAGAAGGAGAGCCAGATGAACTTAGAGCAATACGCAACGCCAGCCACGATTGATGCAATTTACCATCACTACAAGGTTAAGCGCAAAAATGAGCATCGGCCTCACCTTGGCGGCAGTCAGATTGGCAACGAGTGCAGTCGCGCTCTCTGGTATCAGTTTCGCCATGCTTGGACGCCCACCTTCGATGGTCGTATGTTGCGCCTATTTGAGACAGGTGACCGGGAGGAAGATAGGATTGTGGCCAACCTACGGGCTGTTGGAGTGACGGTCTGGGAGCGAGATCCAGAGACTGGCAAGCAGATTAGGTTTACCGAATGCGGTGGCCACTTCGCACTGAGCCTAGACGGCGTTGGTGAGGGCTTTGCCGAAAGCAAGCAGCCACATACCTTAGAGTTCAAGACAATGAACGATAAGAACTTTAAGTCCATGAAGAACTTGGGGTGCAAGAAATCCAAGCCAGTGTATTGGGCCCAGTGCCAGATCGGTATGCATTTGGGCGATATAGACAGGTGCTACTTCTTTGCTGTGAACAAGAACACAGATGAGATGTACGGCGAGAGAATTAAGCGCGACAGGGCTGTGGGTGGTTTGCTTGTTAGCAAGGCCAAGAACATTGTGTTTGCCGCCACGCCACCGTCCAAGTTGCACGAAGATCCAAGCAACTGGCAGTGCAAGTTCTGCAGCTACTGGGCGGTCTGCCACGGTTGCAAGATTCCAGAGGTAAGCTGCAGAACCTGCAGCCATGTAACGCCAGAGCAGGATGGAACGTGGAGCTGCGCGAAGGGCAAGCCTGCCGTCACCTGTAGCGAGCACCTCTACATCCCACAGGTTATGCCAAAAGATTTTGTAGTGGTCGATGCCGGGGATGACTTTGTTGAATACGAGGATCAAGATACTGGCGAGATCATTCGTAACAAGAACAACAGCCAAGCTATTTTTGATGGGAGGATGAAACATGGATAAACACGAACAGATGGAAATACTGATGAACAACATATTGGAGGTGATGCCAGATGAAATAAGTGATGAAGGTTTGGTGTGTATCATCTTGAATTTGGTGACAGTGTATTCTCGCTATGCAAATTGGCCCCAGATACAAAATGATGTTTCTATTAATATTTTAGATGTGGTGAGCGAAAATCGTAATGTAAAAATTGCAGTCCAAGACGCTGATAATTTTTTGGAGAAAATTCGTAATGACGTTTAAACTTAGAGACTACCAGAAGGAAGCTGTCGATGGGCTGTACAATTACTGGGCTGGCAAGGCTGGTGATAACCCACTGATTGTTGCGCCGACAGGATCTGGAAAGACGGCGATCATCGCGCAGATAATTAAGGATGCCATGTCATTTCCCGGCACACGGGTGCTGGTTGTTACGCACGTTAAGGAGCTGCTTGAGCAGGGCGCAGATGGATTGCTGAAGTTGTACCCAGATGCTGATTTTGGAATGTACAGCGCAGGCTTAAAGCAAAAGGTATTAGATCGACCAATCACCTTTGCAGGCATCCAGAGCGTCTGGCAACGTGCCTTTGACATAGTTCCAGCCCCAGACTTGGTGGTGATTGATGAGGCGCACCTCCTACCCAAAAATACTGAGACTAGATACAATCGTTTTATTGCTGATCTGAAGACCTGCAATCCAATGGTTAAAGTTGTGGGACTTACGGCCACGCCATACAGGCTGGACAGTGGATACTTGCACAAGGGAGATGGCGCTATCTTTGACGGGATTGCCCACGACATCCCAGTGGAAATGCTTATGGATCAGGGCTACCTCTCGCCAGTCATCAGCAAGGGCGGTATTAATCAGATCGACCTGACCAACGTCAAAAAGCGTGGCGGTGAGTTTATTGAGAGCGATCTTGCCACGGCGGCATCTGACCCAGAACTGGTGCGGAAGACGGTTGAAGAGATTGTCGAGTTGAGCGCGGATCGCAAAAGCTGGCTGGTGTTTAGTTCTGGGGTAAATCACGCATACATGCTGAAGGCTGAGTTTGAGACACACGACATTGACGTGGGTGTGGTTACTGGATCTGACAGCAGCGCAGTTAGAGAGAAGACGATTGCCGATTTCAAGAGTGGTGATCTGCGCTGCCTGATTAATGTTAACGTATTGACCACAGGGTTCGATCACCCAAAAGTAGATCTTGTGGCATTAATTAGAGCTACAGCGTCTACTGGATTATATGTTCAGATGGTGGGCCGTGGGACGCGAATTGCTGATGGCAAAGAAGACTGCCTAATATTAGACTTCGGCGCTAATGTTGAGCGTCACGG